ATTTCATACACAAGCCTAACAAACCAAACCACACAGACAATTCAAACAACGCAGATTAAGGCGGCTGGTGAAAAGGATGTAACAATTGGTGGTGCCAGTGGCATAGAAAACATACTGGCGGCAGGAGACTATTTTAAGTTTTCAGGACATTCAAAAGTCTATCAGTGTGTTGCAAATTGCACAAGTGCAAGTGATGGAACTGCCACACTGTATTTTGCAGGAGGTTTGGTAGAAGCATTGGCAAGTGGTGAGACACTAACAATTACACAGGTTCCATTCACAGCAATCCGTGAAAATGATGCACACCAGGTAACGGTAGGATTGGGCGGAATGAGCCAATTACAAATTGATATGAGGGAAACTTGGTAATATGAAAACATACCACCAGGATGTAAGAGATGAATTTTACAGAGATCATACCTTTGCCGTTGATTTGATAGAAATACAAATCCAAGACGGTGCTGGTGCTGATGACTGCCTATATCTTGCGAGTGGTGGCATTGACATTGACTATGATTCCACAACGGCACCTGATGCAGGCACTAACACATATTCAGCACAGGGCGAATTTATTTCATACACAGCAATTGATGAGACATTTGATGTTGTTGTGGGCAAGTTTCAAATTACATTGAGTGGATTACCCAGTGGATACATTAACAAGTTCATTGGTAAGAATGTAGAAGGACAGAGAATTGTTGTCTATAAGGCATTTATGGATCTAAATGATTTCACAATCATACAGACACCAATTCTTATGTATGATGGCACAATTTATAATGTTGCCATCCAAGAAAATCAAAACACCTGCACAATTGGATTGGATGTTACCAGCCAGTTTGCGGATTTTGAAAGAACAGCAGGCAGAAAAACCAACAATTGGAGCAACTGGTATTTCCAAAGTGAAAAATATGATACGGCAATGGAAAAAACAGGTTATGTTGGTAACACAGAATTCTTATGGGGAAGAACAGAATGATAGCAAGAAATATGGCTCCACACGAAATAGATGTAACCTACAATCTGTTTAGGCAGTATTGTTTGGAAGCGGCTGAAGTAAAGCCTGAACTGGATGAACAGTGGGACAAGACAAGTGTAATCGAAACCATTAGAAGCAGAAACATCCATCCTGAATATGTTTGGATAAACCTATTGGAAGGCACAAGACCCGTTGGATTTATCAGTGGTGCTGTTACACAGTGTCCTTGGAATCACGACATATACTATGCACACATCGAATTGATTTTTGTGTTAGAAAGCCATAGAAACAGTTCAAATTTTAAAATGCTAACTGATGAATTTGAACAGTGGGCAAGAGGAATGGAAGCAACTGTTATTACAGCAGGTGATATTGGTATTGCTCCAGAAAGAACAAAGAAAATTTATGAATCAATTGGATTTGAGTCTGGTTGTTTCCTAACCAAGGAGTTGGCTGAATGAGTTTCGTAGCAAAGGCAGTTAAGAGTGTCGTAAAAGCAGTCACCAAGGTAGTAAAAACAGTCGTAAAGGCTGTTGTAGATGTTGCAAGTTCAATTGTTAATTTTGTAACACAACCTTTTGCAGGACTGTTTGGCACACCTGACATACCATCAGCGGATCAGGCTGCCGCACAGGAACAGGGCGTTCTAGTCCAGAAGCAGGGAAGCAATCTTAACATACCAATCATATACGGATACAGAAAGACTGGCGGTATTGTAACCTATGCGGAAACAGGTGCAAGTGATAACAAGTATCTTTGGGTTGCCTATGTGCTAGGCGAAGGTCCGATAGAAGGACTAAAAGAAATATTCATTGATGATTATCAATTACCAGAAGAATACATTCCCTTACTAAACAACGGACAGAATGTTGCCATTACCAAGGGCAAATACAAGAACAGATGCAGAATGCAACTCAGCCACGGAAAGTATTTTGACACACCCAGCGATTCAACTGTAGGCACTTGGAGTTTGATGAGTGATGCACCCAGTTGGAAGGATTCAATGGTGTATAATGGATTGGCTGTTTTATTCTGCAGATGGGAATGGAAGAAGATTGAAACACAGGAGGATTCAGAAGAAAATCCATTTGGTGGTTCAATACCAGAAGTGCAAGCCTCAGTCCTAGGACGCAAGATAGCGTCATTAACTATTGCAAGTCCAGACAGTTATACCTATGCCAATGCACCAACTAGATATTCTACAAATCCTGCTGAAATACTGTTGGATTATTTGCGTAATCCACGCTATGGTAAGGGTCTAGTAAATACGGACATTGATTGGGACAGTTGGAAGATAGCGGCTGCCAAGTGTAACACGGAAGTCGAATTCATCACAGGCACACGAGGCAAGATCCTACAGATTAACCCTCTTGTGAATACGCAACAGACACTGTTTCAAAATGTAAAATTCCTACTTGCACAGTTTAGGGGTTATATGCCATATGTGCAGGGCAAATACAAATTAAGAATAGAGGATGCTGGTAATGATAACGACATTACATCAGGTGCCGCAACCATTGTTCAAACATTTACCAAGGATGACATAATTGGTAATGTTACATTCACAGGCATTGACAAGAGTGCCAAATACAACGCAGTATCAGTCCAATATGTGAATCCAGATAACAAATGGAGTATGGACTCAGTAGTGTATCCAGAAACGGATGCAGATAGAGCCACATATATTGCACAGGATAACGGCAGAGAAAACAAGTATGATGTAACATTTGGTGCCATTACCAATTATGCCATTGCCAAGGATATGGCAAAATTGATTTTCAACAAATCAAGAAACCAAGAATCAGTTTCACTAACCGTAACTTCAAAAGCAATGGAACTTGAAGTTGGTGACAGCATACGCATTCAATTACAGATGTTGGATTTTGATACGGATCCATTTAGAGTGGTTAGCATACGATACAACAATGATATGAGTGTTACCCTTGGATGTGTTAGAAATCCAGACACCATCTATCCACACGCAAAACACGGAGAAGAGGACATTGTGTTACCACCCTACATTCCAAAAGGTGCAACAATCTTCTATCCAGCAGTGCAGGACACACCAGTTGGATTGGTGCCACCCACAAATGCTGAGGTGCCCGTTGTTCATTATCCACCAACCATTACTTCACTAACACCAGACAGTTATGTTGGTGCGGGTGTGAATACGATTACACTAACAGGAACAAATTTTCAATCAGGCATTAGTGTTAAATTTATTGGTGATGATGCAACAGAATACACAGCAACTTCTGTTACGGTAAATTCAACAACTGAACTTGAAGTTGATACACTAGTTGGTATGACTAGTGGTAATTCACCATATGATATTCTAATCACTAATACAGCAGATTATGGAAGCCTAAGTGCAAGGATTAATTTTGCATTGGCTGTTAAGGCTGTTATATCAGATCCAGATCCAGATCCAGATCCACCAATACAGGATCCACCCGTTGTTGAGGATCCAGAAGATCCGGATGTAACACCACCACCTAGTGATCCACCTGCGGAAGGACCACCACCAACAAACCCTCCAACAGTTCCACCAGAAGAAATTGTTGAGATTAATGATGTGTTGGACATTGAGGAGTTTGACTACTACGATCACACAAATAACACTGTCTATGTCAATGTAAAGGGCCTACAGCCACAGAATGCGGCATACAGTTATTTGAAGGTATGGTGGAAACGCAATATTTCAACTGATAATTGGCAGTATTTTGAAGTCAAGGATAAACCAGGTCCTGGAAGAGAAATAGAATTTTCAATTGGTCCTATGATTAGGACTTCAACCAAATACATCTTTATCACTAGAGTGGTATATGGCGATGGAACACAAAGCACACGCAGAACAAAACAGTTATTGGATCCAGCAGGTGCGGCAGATGTTGCAGATGTAAAAGATTACACTGAAGCAGTTGGTGAAGGTTGGAGTTTGCCAGAAGAAGCAACTCCTAGCAAACGCAACAACACATTCAACAAGATACAGGGACAAACTGTTCTTGATGGCAGTAACGAACCACTAACACCTAGAACAATTGATTTTACATTCAAACAGGAAATTGATCAGGAAGCAGTCAATTGGGATGTCGTTGGAGTTAAGATGTATTATCGTCCTTCAACGCAGGACTATTGGAATTCAGAAACTAGATTATTCACACAACCATACACACCTGGTATTGATCAGACTCTAAGATTTGCACTGTTTGGTTCAGCGGTATTTCCATCAATTCCAAGTGCCGCACAGAATCAATATGATTTTATCTTTAGGGTCTATTACAAGGATGGCAAGGAAAGCACAAGGCAGGTAAGATATGGCAATGCCGCAGTTGAATACAGTTCAACAGGATTGTATGATTATGATCCATTGGCAGACAGAGCGGCAACAAATGAAAACTCTGGAGACTTTGAGATTGTTCCACCTGATCCGGATGCACCTAGTGCCACAGAAAAACTAACAGTTGGTATCAAGGCTCTTAGGGCACAGTTTAACACTGCTAGATTTGAACTATTACCACCAGATGCAAGTGTTATCAATGACTGGGCTGGTATCAAATTCCGTTATAGAAAGGTAATTGCAGGAGCCAATCCTGCACTTGAAGAATTTGTTGATACCAGTGTCAGCGTCAATGCAACAACTGGCACTTCATTTAGAACTGTTGCATTGGACTATGAGGATGAATATGAAGTAATCATAACAGCACTCAATTGGAGTGGTGTGCAAAGATTGGAAAGTGAATATAGTTGGTTTGGCAGTGGTTATCTAAGCAATAGAACGGAAGGTTCAGATGTTCCCCTGTCATTAAACTGGAAGGAAAATTACAATTTCAAACTGTTACCAACTGCTGATGCCGTTGCTGATGCAACTGCACCATTTCCTGCACCAGCAAATCCTAGGGTGAATATAGTTG